AAAATGGCTAGCGATTCGGGATCGAATCCCACTCGGATCCTTTTTTTTTTTTTTATTTTTAATGAAATAATAATCATAACACCTGATATTTTCAATAAATAAATAAATAAATAAATAAATATTTCAACGAATAGATAGTCCGAACATTATTATTAAGATAATTATAATTATTATTAAATTATTAATATATATGGCAATAATTAAATGTGACTCCAATACAAAAAATTGTACTGACGTGGGACTTTTTTTTTTTTTCTTATATTGTTGTGAGTCATGAAGGCAGCATTCGCGATAGTTATTGCATGTACTAGAACATATGTAATTACTAATTAACTAACTTAAGGATACCTTAGATATAAATAATAACCGAAAAACCGCAACGCCCGAGTTCCGAACCTACGTCTAACGCTCGCCAGTCTTATACACTATCCGCAATGCTACGCAACCGAGTTGTACCTAAAGACTTCAGTGAGTTCATATAAACTATATAGTCTAGTCGAGAAATGAGTTTTCTGCGAAAAATCGTTACAATGCTCTTAAAAATATGGCGATTGGTGCGTTGGATTCAGAATTTAATTCTGAGAAAGTGTATTTTTCAATTTATCCGTCATTAAAAATTTTATTTGTTATAAACAAAAAACGAAGAGAAAAAAAGAGAGTCTTCGTTTTGTAGTTATAACTTCAAAAATATTGAAGTTATCTGAAATTTGAAAAAAGATCCTAAAAAAGTAGAAAATTTTAGTAAAATAAGTCTCGATTCCCGGAGTTGTAGCTCCATTATTTATAATTGTAATTTAACGTTGAAACTTGGGCTCCGCGTGGCCGTTTCGGGGCCTAGGCGTCGCCGCCAAGTAAAGTATGCAACACAAAATAATATTTTGATAACATTCAATATTAATTTAAATATCTAAATAAATTATAGTGTTATCTAGACACTTAAAGGAATATAGCCCCGCAAAAAAAAATTTAGCTTGATTTTTGTTTAAGTTATTTAATTGTTATTTAACAAATTTTTCGTAGATTTGAGATTTCATAAAATCTCTCATAAAAATTAAAAAAATGTTTATAACTTTTTTTTATTTTAGGAGCTCTTGTTATATAAGTAATGAACAAGATTCCGTTGTAAAAGTTTAGAAAAGTTTTTTCATTTGTTTATAATGATTTTTTAAAGTTATCAAAAATTGAAATATCAAGCTAATGTTATAAAAAAAATTTTCTTTCCGAAATCTTCAATTCCGGTTGTTTTTGTATTATTATATTGCGTATAGTAGCTTGGCTAAAGAATTTTTAACATTAGTTGTTTAAAAATTTGTTATAAACAAATAGACAAGTTGAATATTTTTGAAAAATTTTTTTTCGTCATTTTATTGTCTTAATGAAATGACGATTAAAAAAAAAAAATTTCTTAAAAAATTTTTTTAATCGTTTACAATTGTTTTTTTTATTTATCAACCATTTAAATTATTTATTAAGAAATCTTTTTTTTTTAAATCATCAATTACAATTCTCAATATAATTAAAAAAGAATTCTGTTTTCATTTGAATTTTCATTGTTTATTTTGTAAACAATTTGTTATAAAAAAATTTGTATTTTCATTTTATTTTTTTTTCCGTAGCTTTAAAAAATTACAAGTTCAGCCACGTGCATCAGAGCTGTAAAAAAAATTGTCCTCTATTTTTTATTGAAATTTAAAATACCTTACCCCATCAAAGTTGAAGCGATCAACTATTTTAATAACTTAGAAATTGGTATAACTTCTAAGCTATTGATGACACGGTCTTTGACATTCAGGACGATCTTTTAGACAATTTATTAATTTATATAATAAATTTTTTATATGCTCGATAACTATTATGGTTCAATTTTTATACATATTTGTTTATAAAAAAATGCATTACTTAAGTCATTAAATGGTTATACTATTAAAATGGTTAAACTATTGAAATTACGACTTTTATGATTCACGACAATTTTATAGCGTAATTATTGGACTACTCTAAAATAATTTTTTTATATTTTTAATTCGATTTGTTTATCAGTTTTTTATTTATTTAAATTATTACACGGTCAAGGATACATTTTTCTGGATTTTACATATAATAATCTGTTGTGTGTGTAAACATAAATGTAACAAAAAAATCCAGAAAATGTACCCTTAACCATGTAATAATTTGAATAAATAAAAAAAACTGATGGGCAAATGGAATTAAAAATATAAAAAAATTATTTTTGAGTAGTCCGATAATTACTCTATAAAATTGTCCTGAATCACAAAAGCCGTAACTTCAATAGTTTATAATATATAGTCATTTAAAGATTCAAGTGATGCATTTTCTTATAAACAAATGTTTATAAAATAAAAATAAAAATAATAATAATAATAAAAAAAATAATAATAATAATAATAATAAATGTTCTTCGGATATTTTTTACGGTCAAAACAGAACCAAGTACGTCTATTTTAGCGGTATTTTTCACCTGCGCCGTCTTCTACCATCAAAACAGACGCATTCTCAGGCGGCAAATCAGCCTTCAAAAGGCTTGGACACTTCTATACCGCTAAAACAGAACTCGGGAGGGAAAAATGAAAACTTTCAACGGGTTTAATAATATAGCTGCTATATTTAATAGACTTTTGAATAACTTATACTGTATAATACTAGAATAGAAAATATTTGAGCAATATAATGAAAGAACGATCAGATATGATATGAAGGACATGTGTAAGGGACCTTAATGAAAACTTTCAACAGGTATCACAGTATAGTAGTCTTATTTAATAAACTTTTAAAGAACTCTGAGTTTTTAAGAGTCGAATATAGTAAATTTAAACAATGCGATGAAAAGATATACTTTCACGGAAAATCGAGCGAACGAACTTATTTGTCCGTTAGGTTCGGTGTGCTTGTTTGCATAGGCTTCTCTTTCCCCATTATGTGGTGTCGTACTTTCTATATGTGAGCTTGAGTCAGAATCATAATTGGTAGATGATGAATTTCCTTGACTGTCGGATGTATTCTGCTCCACAGAACCACCTTGGCTCTTTGTGTTATTTTTTGTATTCATTCCAGCTTCTGAGTCATTGCTAGAGGGATAAAAGTTTCCGCTTTGATAGATGACTGGCTTCAATGCGTCTTTGTTATTTCCTATCGATTTCGGATAAGTATTGTTAGATTGATTAATATTAATATTGCAAACGAGGTTTTATTTCCGGGATTTACTGGGTAGGTGTTACCATTCTGAACGACTACACCAGTGTAGATATCATTTTTCCCAGGATGATTTGAATATCTGTTACCAATTTGCGTAACACTAGCTCCGTATTGAGCATTTTCATTCTTTCCTCGATAGTAATTATTCTCCTGTACGACAATAGGTCCATACACATTCGTTCCATTAGGATTGTCAGAAAAAGTATTGCCAATTTGCACGTCTTGGGATCCATACACGATGTTTTTTCCATCACTTTCGGGAAAAGTGATGTTTTTTTGGTTAACTCGGGAAGCAAAATAATTTACTTGTCCAGTCCTGTTCGAAGGAGCATCAAAGGAACTGAATTTTTTGTCAAGACCTTTCTGAAAATTATCAAATTTCGGCAAGTCTCATCGCAGCCTATTACCGCTTTGTGATTTATCTACATGCGTTCCATTGAGTTGCACTTTTCGTTCTTCTTGCTCCTCTGCTTCTATCCCTTTAACAAAAAAAAAAAAATATAAATCAGATTTTTTGAAGCAGAAAAGAACAAAAATTTCGGAAAATAAACAATATAAAGTACTCACTCGGAATAACATTACTAAAAATGAGCAACGTTACTATAGTAATGGACAACATGACAGCTACAGAATACTTTCGATACTAAAGTCCTTCCGTGCCAGCGCCGCTTTTTATAAGGGCAATTCGCACGTCATGCGCATACGACATTACTCCGCAGGCTGTTTCATGGAATTTGTTTATGTTTAACCGCTAGAAAAGAGATCTAGTCAAATACTTATAAGAGAAATTACGCCTTCGGGCTTAATCGTTAAAACTCGAGAATAATCGTATGAACTCGGGAATAATCGTATCACGCTATGGCCGTCGCACATGCGCGCCTTGGTTAGCGGTAGAGAAGCCGGCTCGCGTGGTCTGCTGCAACAGTTGTGCTTGGACTTCTGTACTAGTACGACTACTCTGTGCTAATCAATTTGATAATTCTTACTTGCATCTCACATTCATTCAAATATTTAAATTATTCATTAAATATAAATAATTATAGTAGATTCAAATATACTTTAAATTCTCAATTCATTCAAATCAGTTTAATAGTTCAGTGAATTAACATAAATAAAATCAAGTAAATTTATTTAGTGACGCCACGCGGCCATTACGCGCCACCGTGACAAAGGATTGCATCAGCCACGCGGCTTTAGTCAATCCATAATTGACGCGTGATATTAACCATTAATTACATTGAATTAATTATTAACATTTAATTACGATCTTATTTCATTTAACTTGAATTAATTATTAACATTTAATTACGATCTTATTTAATTTAACTTATAAATAATTAAATTCCAACTTCAAATCATTTGACTAATTTCTACACGAAATTATCAAACTCAATTGACTAACATTCTGTTATCAATTGAATATTATTAGCTCTCGCCTTGAGACTATTTATTTAACTAATTAAACATTAGTAGCTCTCACCTTGAGACAATTCATCTAATTAATTGAACATTATTAGCTCTCGCCTTGAGACAGTTCATCTAATTAATTAGATATTACTAGCTCCCGCCTTGGGACAGTACAAATTCAAATTATCGATAATTTTCTTTATACGGCGGCTGAGCTCAACCCCTATTGCGTTATTGCAACGTAATTTATACAAACACACTTACACACATACAACTTACTTGTATAATTTTCATCAAGGAGGTTTTTTCCCAGCCTAGCTGGGTTTTCCTCCTTTGGGGACAAATAAATTCTTCTAAATTGTTCCCCAAAAAATTCAAGTATTATTATTTAATTTCCTAATCCCAACTTCATCATATAAATTTAAAAACAATTACGGGAATTATCCGCATTGGATAGTTTTCGACAAAACAGTTTACGCCCCCATGACTTACACAAAAATTTAATCATAATAATTAATTAAAATTTAATCATAATAGAACAAACACGTGACGGCTTTAGACTGTTAAATACTATTCTGTAGGTATTTACAGTATAGACGCTCCTGAATAAAACAAAAAAAAAAGACTATCGCTATTGAAGACATTAGTAAAATCAAAATTGTAGCCTACTATATTCCAGGCACTTGGTTATTTTAGGTACGAAATTTCTGACTTGAAGACCACTGATGGCCCAAATTATCTCTCAGCTGATAGGATTTTGTAAGTTTAATTAATCATGCCAATCATTCTACTTAGTAACAAAATAAAATAAAGTCGTCACTTAAGTTTAAAAAATATATTTATTTGCTCGTCAAAATACAAAAATTTTTGCAGTGTTACAATAAAAGTTTTATTTAAGTCTATTTAGTACAATTTATTAGCTATCAAAATAACAGGATACATAGCTTTTAATTTGAATTAACAATTTTCATATTCCCAACAATTATAATTTGTTTCCAGTTTTCTCAACCATGGTGCCGAATAAACAAAAGCACTACAAGATTTGTAAGGACAGTTTTTATCTAGCTTGCTCTTTCGATTGAGGTTCTGTAGCAAACAATGTCTCTCACCAACTTTCAAATTAAGAAAATACTTGATTCCGGCTACAACTTGGGACTCTGCTTTTTCAATTTCGACCAGCATTAACGCTCTTTTACCATGATGTTCTCGGTTTATCTTCTTCATGATGATTTCAGCAGCTTTTATGACCCCTGAATCGTCAACGGAAATCGGATGTCTTCCTCCCTTGATACTGTAGCTGGCTTCTGCTATTTGTAGTGCCAGACCAAGGAAAAGTAAAAATGCCACTCGATATTCCTTGCCCATTTTGTAGATAATAATTATTATTAGTATCAATGTTTAGGATTTGTATTTAGTAAAAAGTTTTACTAAAGTTCGATACTTGTGCGTTAGTTCACTGTCAGCGATTGAATGTGAGACCCGTCTTCGAGTGGTGCCTTTTATACGAAACGATTATCGGGAAATACATATACGTCACCAACGATTGAACATGTGTTTGTTGCGTGATCATCACAAAACTATCACATGACAGGGCAGGAAAACAACAAACTGCGTAGTATTTTTAGTTAGATTGTTTTCCTAACTCTCTTTGTGTGTAATAACATTTGAGAAGAAGGATATGTGTAAGCCCGAGTCGAAATTTGAGTTCCGTTTTGACGGTACTTTTTTCCAACTTAACTTTCAGATAATTTTACCATCAAACCAGACGTTATATCATTGAGTGCTTCATGAGCGTACGTCTGGTTTAACGGTAACTTGGGGAGTTTTTTCCCATTCTGACGTGTTTACCATTAAACCAGACGTTAAATAATCATAATACTAACCATAATAATAATAGTAAAAATATTTTAAAATGGCTAGCGATTCGGGATCGAATCCCACTCGGATCCTTTTTTTTTTTTTTATTTTTAATGAAATAATAATCATAACACCTGATATTTTCAATAAATAAATAAATAAATAAATAAATATTTCAACGAATAGATAATCCGAACATTATTATTAAGATAATTATAATTATTATTAAATTATTAATATATATGGCAATAATTAAATGTGACTCCAATACAAAAAATTGTACTGACGTGGGACTTTTTTTTTTTTCTTATATTGTTGTGAGTCATGAAGGCAGCATTCGCGATAGTTATTGCATGTACTAGAACATATGTAATTACTAATTAACTAACTTAAGGATACCTTAGATATAAATAATAACCGAAAAACCGCAACGCCCGAGTTCCGAACCTACGTCTAACGCTCGCCAGTCTTATACACTATCCGCAATGCTACGCAACCGAGTTGTACCTAAAGACTTCAGTGAGTTCATATAAACTATATAGTCTAGTCGAGAAATGAGTTTTCTGCGAAAAATCGTTACAATGCTCTTAAAAATATGGCGATTGGTGCGTTGGATTCAGAATTTAATTCTGAGAAAGTGTATTTTTCAATTTATCCGTCATTAAAAATTTTATTTGTTATAAACAAAAAACGAAGAGAAAAAAAGAGAGTCTTCGTTTTGTAGTTATAACTTCAAAAATATTGAAGTTATCTGAAATTTGAAAAAAGATCCTAAAAGAGTAGAAAATTTTAGTAAAATAAGTCTCGATTCCCGGAGTTGTAGCTCCATTATTTATAATTGTAATTTAACGTTGAAACTTGGGCTCCGCGTGGCCGTTTCGGGGCCTAGGCGTCGCCGCCAAGTAAAGTATGCAACACAAAATAATATTTTGATAACATTCAATATTAATTTAAATATCTAAATAAATTATAGTGTTATCTAGACACTTAAAGGAATATAGCCCCGCAAAAAAAAATTTAGCTTGATTTTTGTTTAAGTTATTTAATTGTTATTTAACAAATTTTTCGTAGATTTGAGATTTCATAAAATCTCTCATAAAAATTAAAAAAATGTTTATAACTTTTTTTTATTTTAGGAGCTCTTGTTATATAAGTAATGAACAAGATTCCGTTGTAAAAGTTTAGAAAAGTTTTTTCATTTGTTTATAATGATTTTTTAAAGTTATCAAAAATTGAAATATCAAGCTAATGTTATAAAAAAAATTTTCTTTCCGAAATCTTCAATTCCGGTTGTTTTTGTATTATTATATTGCGTATAGTAGCTTGGCTAAAGAATTTTTAACATTAGTTGTTTAAAAATTTGTTATAAACAAATAGACAAGTTGAATATTTTTGAAAAATTTTTTTTCGTCATTTTATTGTCTTAATGAAATGACGATTAAAAAAAAAAAAATTTCTTAAAAAATTTTTTTAATCGTTTACAATTGTTTTTTTTATTTATCAACCATTTAAATTATTTATTAAGAAATCTTTTTTTTTTAAATCATCAATTACAATTCTCAATATAATTAAAAAAGAATTCTGTTTTCATTTGAATTTTCATTGTTTATTTTGTAAACAATTTGTTATAAAAAAATTTGTATTTTCATTTTATTTTTTTTTCCGTAGCTTTAAAAAATTACAAGTTCAGCCACGTGCATCAGAGCTGTAAAAAAAATTGTCCTCTATTTTTTATTGAAATTTAAAATACCTTACCCCATCAAAGTTGAAGCGATCAACTATTTTAATAACTTAGAAATTGGTATAACTTCTAAGCTATTGATGACACGGTCTTTGACATTCAGGACGATCTTTTAGACAATTTATTAATTTATATAATAAATTTTTTATATGCTCGATAACTATTATGGTTCAATTTTTATACATATTTGTTTATAAAAAAATGCATTACTTAAGTCATTAAATGGTTATACTATTAAAATGGTTAAACTATTGAAATTACGACTTTTATGATTCACGACAATTTTATAGCGTAATTATTGGACTACTCTAAAATAATTTTTTTATATTTTTAATTCGATTTGTTTATCAGTTTTTTATTTATTTAAATTATTACACGGTCAAGGATACATTTTTCTGGATTTTACATATAATAATCTGTTGTGTGTGTAAACATAAATGTAACAAAAAAATCCAGAAAATGTACCCTTAACCATGTAATAATTTGAATAAATAAAAAAAACTGATGGGCAAATGGAATTAAAAATATAAAAAAATTATTTTTGAGTAGTCCGATAATTACTCTATAAAATTGTCCTGAATCACAAAAGCCGTAACTTCAATAGTTTATAATATATAGTCATTTAAAGATTCAAGTGATGCATTTTCTTATAAACAAATGTTTATAAAATAAAAATAAAAATAATAATAATAATAAAAAAAATAATAATAATAATAATAATAAATGTTCTTCGGATATTTTTTACGGTCAAAACAGAACCAAGTACGTCTATTTTAGCGGTATTTTTCACCTGCGCCGTCTTCTACCATCAAAACAGACGCATTCTCAGGCGGCAAATCAGCCTTCAAAAGGCTTGGACACTTCTATACCGCTAAAACAGAACTCGGGAGGGAAAAATGAAAACTTTCAACGGGTTTAATAATATAGCTGCTATATTTAATAGACTTTTGAATAACTTATACTGTATAATACTAGAATAGAGAATATTTGAGCAATATAATGAAAGAACGATCAGATATGATATGAAGGACATGTGTAAGGGACCTTAATGAAAACTTTCAACAGGTATCACAGTATAGTAGTCTTATTTAATAAACTTTTAAAGAACTCTGAGTTTTTAAGAGTCGAATATAGTAAATTTAAAAAATGCGATGAAAAGATATACTTCCACGGAAAATCGAGCGAACGAACTTATTTGTCCGTTAGGTTCGGTGTGCTTGTTTGCATAGGCTTCTCTTTCCCCATTATGTGGTGTCGTACTTTCTATATGTGAGCTTGAGTCAGAATCATAATTGGTAGATGATGAATTTCCTTGACTGTCGGATGTATTCTGCTCCACAGAACCACCTTGGCTCTTTGTGTTATTTTTTGTATTCATTCCAGCTTCTGAGTCATTGCTAGAGGGATAAAAGTTTCCGCTTTGATAGATGATTGGCTTCAATGCGTCTGTGTTATTTTCTATCGATTTCGGATAAGTATTGTTAAATTGATTAATATTAATTGCAAACGAGGTTTTATTTCCGGGATTTACTGGGTAGGTATTACCATTCTGAACGACTACACCAGTATAGATATCATTTTTCCCAGGATGCTCAGGATATCTGTTACCAATTTGCGTAATACTAGCTCCGTATTGAGCATTTTCATTCTTTCCTTGATAAGTATTATTCTCTTGTACGAGAATAGGTCCATACACATTCGTTCCATTAGGATTGTCAGGAAAAGTATTGCCAATTTGCACGTCTTGGGATCCATATACGATGTTTTTTCCGTCACTTTCGGAAAAAGTGATGTCTTTTTGGTTAACTCGGGAAGCAAAATAATTTACTTGTCCAGTCCTGTTCGAAGGAGCATCAAAGGAACTGAATTTTTTGTCAAGACCTTCCTGAAAATTATCAAATTTCGGCAAGTCTCGTCGCAGCCTATTACCTCTTTGTGATTTATCTGCAAGATTTGTCTGCTCTACGTATGATTCTGGAACAATGTTAATAGTGTCTCTTTTCTGTCTCATTAGGGCTTCAATTACATGATCGCTTTTATACACAGGTGTCCGCATTCCATTGAGTTGCGCTTTTTGTTCTTTTTGCTCCTCTGCTTGTATCCCTTTAACAAGAAAAAATATAAATTAGATTTTTTAGAAACAAAAAAGGACTAAAATTTCGGAAAACAAACAATATAAAGTACTTACTCGGAATAGCATTACTAGTAACGAGTAACGTTGCTACAGTGATGGACAACATGCCGGCTACAGTGTCCGTTCAATACTGCGGTCCTTCCGTGCCAGCACCGCTTTTTATAGGGGCAACTCGTACGTCATGCGCATGCGATAACAGTCCGCAGACTGTTTCATGGAATTTACAGTAAAATAAATTAGTTTAATGATTCATCATTTAAAATGCGTGTTGATAATTATACAGCAATGTCGCGTGATTTGTTTACGCCCTCATGACTCACACAAAAATTTAATCATAATAATTGACATCACGTGATCCGATACTGCGCAGTAATTAGTCTTTGACTTTGAATTTCATTGGCCTTTGGTTTAGTTCAAATGTACCGAATAACAATAGGCAAATACCTACTGGTAGTCGTCATTCGAACATGTGTTAGCTCAGTGAACACACCAGAACGAAAATGTGACGGCTGAGTGACGTTACTTCTTTATTGACTGTTGAGTACTATTTTCTAGGTATTTGCCGTATAAGACACTCTACAAGTCAAAAGAAAAAGGCTATCGCTGTTAAAGACATTAGTTAAATCAAAATTGTAGCTTACTATGTCCCAGGCACTTAGATTTTTTAGTTACGAACTTTTTGACTTGAAGACTATTGATGGTCCAAGTTATCTCTGAGCGGATAGGATTTTGTAAGTTTCATTAATCTTGCTTATAATTCTACTGAGAAATAAAATTAATTAAAGTCATATTATTTTAAAAATATATTTATTTGTTCGTCAAAATACAAAAATTTTTGCAGTGTTACAATAATAGTTTTACTTAAGTCTATTTAGTACAATTTATTAGCTATCAAAATAACAGGATACATAGCTTTTAATTTGAATTATCAATTTTCATATTCCCTACAATTATAATGGGATTCCTTTATACTCCCCCATAATCCCGAATAAACAAAAGCAATACAAGATTTGTAAGGACAGTTTTTATTTAGCTTGCACTTTCGACTGAGATTCTGTTCCAAACAATGTCTCTCACCAACTTTCAAATCAAGAAAATACTTGATTCCGTATAGAACTTGGGACTCTGCTCTTTCAATTTTGACCAGCATTAATGCTCTTTTACCATGATGTTCTTGGTTTATCCTCTTCATGATGATTTCAGCAGCTTCTATGACCCCTGAATCGTTAACGGAAATCGGCTGTCTTTTTCCCAGGAAACTGGATCTGGCTTCTGCTATTAGTAGTGCCAGACCAAGGAAAAGTACAAATGCCACTCGATATTCCTTGCCCATTTTGTAGATAATAATTATTATTAGTATCAATGTTTAGGATTTGTATTTAGTAAAAAGTATTACTAAAGTTCGATACTTGTGCGTTAGTTCACTGTCAGCGATTGAATGTGAGACCCGTCTTCGAGTGGTGCCTTTTATGCGAAACGATTATCGGGAAATACATATACGTCACCAACGATTGAACATGTGTTTGTTGCATGATCATCACAAAACTATCACATGACAGGGCAGGAAAACAACAAACTGCGTAGTATTTTCAGTATGTTTTTTTTTCTGATTAATTTGACACTAATACAAACTATTATTATCTTTATTAGCTCATTTTCCTTATTTTTCGTATTAAACCTTACATTTTGGTCAATGACTCAATCAAGTTATTATCAAAACAGGAATCAATTATATTGAATCTATGCTAATCACTCGACTTATCAAAGGTCAAATGGTTAATTAAACTGTATATTTGAAACTGAACATTAAGATTGCAAAGGATTCCTGTAATTGATAACGAACAGACAAACAATTTCCGTGGAGAATTTCTTAGAACTAGGGTCAATAGCCGCTTTTGTTATTTACCCATAAAATGTCGCTTATCATATACAAATTTGTTTTCCGTCAAAATTAAAATCAACGAAAGTTCCTGTTAAGTTGCGCTGAGTAAAAGGGCAACCTTAGCTTGAAAAACTACACATGTTTTTATCGGAACAAAGAGTTCAAGACGAATGCTTTAGCATCTTGGGGTCTTGAATCGTCTCCGGGTGTTAATAGTGAAAAGCGCTCTATGAAAGATGTAATTTTGTACCACGTATTGATAACGGATTCTTAAATGATCAGTGATAGTCGATTTTCGTGATATAGAGCTATAAGAAATTTTATGACTTTTGATCGTCTTGTTTCGTTTATCTTGGCTATTTATTCACTACTTTAGTTCATTATTCGAAAAGCTATTAGAGCTTTACATAAATGATTGTATTAGATACTTTTAAGCCATGCTCTAGTCGTAATTAACTCTTTACTTAAATTCACTTGAAGAAACTTAGCCTGCTAAGCAACGCTCATTCAGTTGACGAAGGGAATATCCGGCACGTGACCATCCATGATAAAAAGATGGATAAAACGTGATTGGATTTGAGATTGTTGTGAAACTACATCATGAAATTTCTCAGTTTAAACCAATATGATGATACAGGAAATTACATGTGTTTATCACTGAATATTTTTAGTGCGTGCGTAACTCTGTAGGTATTTTCAGTACATGTGTCTTGAATACAAAAATTACGAATGAATACCGCTGAAGATATAGTTATGGAAATTTATAGTGTAGCCTACTAAGCTCCCTGAGGTTTTTCAGGTACAAACTGTCTGATATGAAGACTCCGTATCAAAAAAATTCATGTAGGTTTGTATAGCAATCTAAATGAGAAAGGATTCATATAGAGATCCATGAAATTTAACGTAGGAAGGTATAGATTTATATCTAAACCCACATAGAAAACACCATGTGAAAATCCATGGTAGAATCTAACCATAATTTATACAGTCAACTCTGTCTAAAGGTTCACTTTCTAAAGAAGGAGAAATAAAGGATGAAGGTAAAGAGGGGACTTAACTCAGTGGGAATTTTTCGGTAACCGAAAAAATAATTCAGACAATCCAGACCGGGACTCGAACCCGGACCATTTGGTTACGCGCCAAAGGCTCTACCAGTTAAGCTATCCGAGATACTGTCCGTAACTACTATTCAGTCACTTAGACTGGTTTCCTAGATGGATTTTTTCAATAAGACAATTAAGATGATAAAACAACATATTTTTAAATGTCATTTGAAGCAGGGAGCTTTCGCTAGCCGTAGAATGCAAATAATTAAAAACAATTTAGTTTTATTACTATTAAAGTTTATTGACTAACACATATCACAAATTAGAACATCTTACATTTATATACTTTAGATAAACAACCTTACACTATTTAACATCAATAAGATTCTTCCTTCACAACCTTGGAGGTCTAACTTAAATCTATAGCAGCCTCAGTTAGATCTACATTTAGTTTTTGATAGTCATAAATTTATCTACTGTAATAAAAGTTTGATCTGCACCATCTCTTTCTTGGGTAGCTTTGCGCGAGGCACAGTAAATTTTCAATAAAATAAGGAGAATGAGTAACAAAATGACAGCAGAGATGGGTACGGCAATAATTATCACAAGTGGAATTGGTTGATTAGCACTTCCAGCTTTTTCAGAGGCATCTTCGATTGCCACAGTAGTCGATGCAGGTTCCTCGAAGGTGAATTCTTCGGTGGTAGTTACTGGCAATGGTGATGTTACTTCATGATTATCATCTTCTGCTTTGGCATCATATTCATACTCAGTGGAGTAATCTTTGTTATCATAGTATTCTTCAGAAGAAGAATCATCTGTATCATTAGAGCCATCTCCAGAAAAATGAGTACCCGTACCAGAGCCTTCTTCAGAAAGATCATCCTCTGAATCAGAGTCTACTCCCGAAGAATAATTATCGGCACTAGAGTCTTTTTCAGAAAGAGAATTATCGTCCGTAAAAGTTATTAATTTTGATGCAGAGTCGTTTGAAGACCGATTTTCTTCAGTCGTTAGCTCGGAAGTGTAATTTTGAGTGACCAATCGGGAGATGTTTTCAGGCAGAGAAAGTTCTTTCTCCTTTTCAACAGAAATTGCTTGAATCCCTGAAGGAAATACATACAATGTAAAAATTTAATGTGATAAGGACGCTTGAATTCAGGCTAGAGAATTATCTAAGCGATACTATTTCAAATCTATGAAAAATAATTTTGATTTGTTCTTACATGAGATACTCAAGATGAAGATGCACAAAACAATCACTGCTTTGTTAAACAACATTGTTAATCAGCTGCCGAAACACGAATGCTAGCCTCACAGATCTGTCGCTATTTATATCCTATTTACCGGATGCGTTAATAGCGTCAGACGTACATTACCGATAGTTTGTTTATTTAAGATAAAGTCAACAGGAAATGAATTCCAATTACCCAGTAAAATCATAAAAATGAATTTATTTATTTGTTCAAACGCAGATCTTCAATTCAAAAAACAACAGGCAAATACCTTAACGTGGTCGTCAGTTGAAGATACATTAATTCAGTGAACTCACTGGGAGCAACACGCGTTGACTGAGTGACGTAGCTTCGTTTCTGACATTTCAGTACTGCTGTGTCGGTATTTAAAGTACAGGTGTCTCGAATAAGAAGAATAAGATGTTACGTTCTCGTAAATTTTAAATTTATTAAAAATTTTATAAATTTATTTTAAAAATTTATAAATCATTATTTTAATTAATTAATCGTTACTCGAGGTATCTCGTAACGGAAATACCTGGAGATAACAAATTTCTAGAACGTCAACGCAGCCCAGTAGACTAAACAGTCTACGTTGTGGGTTTTGGACTGCGTTGATGTTCTCATAGGGTAACCTGAGATGCAACATCGCTAAAATCTTATTATATAAACTCTTTGTAATTATTATTTAACGATACATTCTGTCTTCAGACTTCTTCTGGAGCAGTCAGTCCTCGGACTTAGCAGAGGAGCAATCTCTGCTGGTCCGAGGCTGAACCTGCCTTATCCTTTTTGAATAAATCTTATTAGTTGTTAATCAATTAATATGAATAGTTATTAAAACCTTATCCCCCAGGGTGTAAGCGCTTTTATTAGCTGTTTTCCACCCTGGTGAAATCGCCGAAGCGCTAGTCAGCGTTTTGGCATTCCAAATCACCTACCTAAAGCAGGTTATTTTAAAGTTATATTTCAAAATTTATAAATTTATATCGTTTAAAAGTACTTCGTGGATAAATCATTGACACGACCCACCTGGAGTCTATTGACATCCTAATGAGGTCAAAATCTGGACTTAAATAATTTTAATTAATATACCCTATTTTTGGGAACGTAACAAAGAACGACTACATAAAGTGATTACTGATTTATTAAGGACTATCATGGATTCCCTGTCGAAGATTAAATAACGATCTGTGTTATCTTGCCGGAATATATAAATTTCAAGGAAGACTCTCAGTACGTATCACACACTTTGTTTGCGATTTAATATGATATGGAGGACATGTGTAAGGGATAAATGAAAACTTTCAACAGGTATCACAGTATAGTAGTCTTATTTAATAAACTTTTGAAGAACTCTGAGTTTTTAAGAGTCGAATAGATTTGACCGATGCGATGAAATCACGGACTTTCGCGGAAAATCGAGCAAACAAACTCATTTGTTTGTTAGGTACGGTGTGCTTGCTTGTATATGCTTCTCTATCCTTATTATATAGTGTCTTATTTTCTATATGTGAGCTTAAATCATAATTGGTAGATGATGAATTTCCGTGACTGTCGGATGTATTCTGTTCCACAGAGCGTCCTTGGCTCGCTGTCTTATTTCTGGTGTTCATTCCAGCTTCTGAGTCATTGCTAGAGGGATAAAAGTTTCCGCTTTGATAGATGATTGGCTTCAATGCGTTTGTGTTATTTTCTATCGATTTCGGATAAGTATTGTTAAATTGATTAATATTAATTGCAAACAAGGTTTTATTTCCGGGATTTACTGGGTAGGTATTACCATTCTGAACGACTACACCAGTATAGATATCATTTTTCCCAGGATGCTCAGGATATCTGTTACCAATTTGCGTAATACTAGCTCCGTATTGAGCATTTTCATTCTTTCCTTGATAAGTATTATTCTCTTGTACGAGAATAGGTCCATACACATTCGTTCCATTAGGATTGTCAGGAAAAGTATTGCCAATTTGCACGTCTTGGGATCCATATACGATTTTTTTTCCGTCACTTTCGGAAAAAGTGATGTCTTTTTGGTTAACTCGGGAAGCAAAATAATTTACTTGTCCAGTCCTGTTCGAAGGAGCATCAAAGGAACTGAATTTTTTGTCAAGACCTTCCTGAAAATTATCAAATTTCGGCAAGTCTCGTCGCAGCCTATTACCTCTTTGTGATTTATCTGCAAGATTTGTCTGCTCTACGTATGATTCTGGAACAATGTTAATAGTGTCTCTTTTCTGTCTCATTAGGGCTTCAATTACATGATCGCTTTTATACACAGGTGTCCGCATTCCATTGAGTTGCGCTTTTTGTTCTTCTTGCTCCTCTGCTTGTATCCCTTTAACAAGAAAAAATATAAATTAGATTTTTTAGAAACAAAAAAGGACTAAAATTTCGGAAAACAAACAATATAAAGTACTTACTCGGAATAGCATTACTAGTAACGAGTAACGTTGCTACAGTGATGGACAACATGCCGGCTACAGTGTCCGTTCAATACTGCGGTCCTTCCGTGCCAGCGCCGCTTTTTATAGGGGCAACTCGTACGTCATGCGCATGCGATAACAGTCCGCAGACTGTTTCATGGAATTTACAGTAAAATAAATTAGTTTAATGATTCATCATTTAAAATGCGTGTTGATAATTATACAGCAATGTCGCGTGATTTGTTTACGCCCTCATGACTCACACAAAAATTTAATCATAATAATTGACATCACGTGATCCGATACTGCGCAGTAATTAGTCTTTGACTTTGAATTTCATTGGCCTTTGGTTTAGTTCAAATGTACCGAATAACAATAGGCAAATACCTACTGGTAGTCGTCATTCGAACATGTGTTAGCTCAGTGAACACACCAGAACGAAAATGTGACGGCTGAGTGACGTTACTTCTTTATTGACTGTTGAGTACTATTTTCTAGGTATTTGCCGTATAAGACACTCTACAAGTCAAAAGAAAAAGGCTATCGCTGTTAAAGACATTAGTTAAATCAAAATTGTAGCTTACTATGTCCCAGGCACTTAGATTTTTTAGTTACGAACTTTTTGACTTGAAGACTATTGATGGCCCAAGTTATCTCTGAGCTGATAGGATTTTGTAAGTTTAATTAATCATGCCAATCATTCTACTTAGTAACAAAATAAAATAAAGTCGTCACTTAAGTTTAAAAAATATATTTATTTGTTCGTCAAAATACAAAAATTTTTGCAGTGTTACAATAAAAGTTTTATTTAAGTCTATTTAGTACAATTTATTAGCTATCAAAATAACAGGATACATAGCTTTTAATTTGAATTATCAATTTTTATATTCCCTACAATTATAATGGGATCCCTTTATAGTCTCCCATAATCCCGAATAAACAAAAGCTGTACAAGATTTGTAAAGACAGTTTTTATCTAGCTTGCACTTTCGACTGAGATTCTGTCGCAAACAATGTCTCTCACCAACTTTCAAATCAAGAAAATAGTTGATTCCGTATAAAACTTGGTACTCTGCTTTTTCAATTTCGACCAGCATTAACGCTCTTTTACCATGATGTTCTCGGTTTATCTTCTTCATGATGATTTCAGCAGCTTTTATGACCCCTGAATCGTCAACGGAAATCGGCTCTATTTTTCCCAGGAAACTGGATCTGGCTTCTGCTATTAGTAGTGCCAGACCAAGGAAAAGTAAAAATGCCACTCGATATTCCTTGCCCATTTTGTAGATAATAATTATTATTAGTATCAATGTTTAGGATTTGTATTTAGTAAAAAGTTTTACTAAAGTTCGATACTTGTGCGTTAGTTCACTGTCAGCGATTGAATGTGAGACCCGTCTTCGAATGGTGCCTTTTATACAAAACGATTATCAGGAAATACATATACGTCACCGACGATTGAACATGTGTTCGTTGCGTGATCATCACAAAACTATCACATGACAGGGCAGGAAAACAACAAACTGCGTAGTATTTTTAGTTAGATTGTTTTCCTAACTCTCTTTGTGTGTAATAACATTTGAGAAGAAGGATATGTGTAAGCCCGAGTCGAAATTTGAGTTCCGTTTTGACGGTACTTTTTTCCAACTTAACTTTCAGATAATTTTACCATCAAACCAGACGTTATATCATTGAGTGCTTCATGAGCGTACGTCTGGTTTAACGGTAACTTGGGGAGTTTTTTCCCATTCTGACGTGTTTACCATTAAACCAGACGTTAAATAATCATAATACTAACCATAATAATAATAGTAAAAATATTTT